ATAAAAATGGTAACAAATTATGAAATTGGGAGAAGATTAGAATATAAAATTATAAAAATCTTGAAGGAAGCTCTTTCTAGTGAGAAGTATACCATAATACGCACAGCAGGAAGTCACTCCCCAGTTGATGTTTATGTAATAGAGCACAGGAGTAAGAAAGGTTTTGGAATTCAATGTAAATCCAAGAAGTAAATTCATGATCACACACAGGGGAGATACAGGGCGTGTGATAGGGGCGTTCGTCTGCCTCTTTAACCCATTTGCCCTCTTCCCAATCCCCTATTTTTTTAAGAAATTTTTTGTGAGGTCCTGGAAGGAATAAACAAACAAATCTTTTCAGAACCGCAGATTTGTTTTTGCAAATGTACAAATCCTTTGGGTTGCCTAAGGATTTGTTTATTCCAAACAAAACAAAACTTGTAAATAGTTTTCTGCTCTGCAGAAAACCCCGTTGCTCCGCACGGGCTAAAGTATTTAGAAGTTTAGTTTTATTTTAATGGGGGGCTTCCAGCCCCCAACTGCATCCGCAGTTACCCCCTACAAGTTAGGCACTACCGTGCCCTATTGATTCCAGTATGCTCCGCATACTGCTGGGGGGCTCCGCCCCGCTCCGCTCCCCTGTTTTCCAGCATTTTCCACCGTTAGAAAAGCAGGATAACATTCAAGAAAAGAAAGCTTTGATTTGCTCCACAAATCAAAAGTAATTAAATTACTTAAATTTATGCTTTGTGTGGTAATGCTGGAAAACAGTAAATTATTTAAATAACGGCTGTGTTATTATATCAGTATAAATCATTCGTGGTTAAAAGGCTCAGTAATGAGCGTGTGTCTTACCTACTGGATATATGTTATGACTTGTCATTTACAAGCAGGGGTACCCCAGTAACCATAGGTTCCTTAGTTATTAGTGTGTTACTATATGTGCTTTTTACTTAGTTCTTAAGAATTTAAATAAATCTAAGATATAAATTAACATAAGACACAAACACTTATATAGTAGTGTGTTTTACTTATACCATGAATTCAAGACAAAAAGATAGGTTAATCAAGATAGCACAAATACTTGAAACTATTAAAAAGTGTAATGGGGAATATGATAAGAAAGAGTTCTTAATGCAGATAATGTCAAATCAACAAGTAAGTCAAAGAAAAGCAAAAGAATATCTTATGATAGCAGAATATGAATATCAAAGACATTAAAGCTATGCTTAAACTAATCCCTAATAACTTCCCAGTGTGCTTAGAAGACCTATACGAAATATATGGAATACAATATTATAGAACCATGGAAGAGTTTAGATCCATGGCAAAAGAAATACATTGAAACAGAAGGTAATTGCTTTATTCTATGTGGGCGTCAAAGTGGGAAGTCAGCAGCAGCTTCTATTAAATTCGGTAAAAGAGCGGCGACTCAAAGAAACAGAATTATATTAATGTTAGCTTACACTGAGAAACAAGCTTATGCTTTATTCTTTAAAACACTTCTTTATTTAAGAGCAGAATATCCAAAGATGATTATTACCAAAGGAAATGATAAACCTACTAAACACATTATCAATTTAAAGAACGGGAGTCAAATAATGTGTTATGCTGCGGGTTTAACTGGTGAAGGAATAAGAGGAGCTACAGTTACAGACTTAGTTGTAGATGAAGCGGCTCCAATGGCTCGTGAAGTGTTTGATGCAATAACACCCATGCTCTCAGTGACTAAAGGGAACCTTGATATTATCTCAACGCCCAGAGGTAAAGGAGGATTCTTTTATGAATGTTCTTTAAGAGATGATTTTACAAAATTCTATATCTCAGCGGAAGACTGCCCCAGACATACAAAAGAATTTTTAGCTGCTGAGAAAGCTTCTAAAAGCGATTTAGTATATGCTCAAGAATACTTAGCAATATTCTTGGATGAATTGCGTAGAGTGTTTAGTGATAAGTTAATTAAGAAATGTTGTATATTAAAAAGAAGGCCATTTGTATTTTCATTAAGAGATTATTACTTAGGTTGTGATGTTGCTCGTAAAGACAAAGACGAATTCACTTATGAAATAATAGATACAACTGCAAGAAATCAAATTCATCATGTTGAAAATATAATGACAAAGAATGTCCCAATCCCACAAAGTGCAAGAAGAATAATAAAATTAAATAATGAATATAATTTTACAAAAGAATATATAGATTCAGGAGGAATGGGAATTACAGTGTGTGATATCTTAAGAGAAGATGATGATAATAAAAGAAAGGTTGTAGAAATTAACAACGCTTCAAGAAGATATGAAGATGAAGACGGCGTTGAAAAAAAGAAAGGAATATTAAAAGAAGATTTGTATGAGAATCTAGTTATGTTAATGGAGCAAGGAAAAATATCTTTGTTAGATGATGAAGATGTAATTACTTCTTTGCAATCAATTCAATATGAAATTAAAAACGGGAAAGCTATTTATTATGGAAACTACTCTCACATTGTAGAAGGATTAATAAGAGCATGTTGGAGCACAAAAGACAAAAGTTTAAATATTTACATTAACTAATTAAAATATGGCATACAACGGAACTTTAATAACAGAAGCAGAATTAGCTTTTTATGAAGGAGCAAATGTTGCAGCAGGTGGAAAAACTGAAGCTGCACACAACATGTCAGTCTTGCATGCAGAAGCATTTTTAGTTGATTTATTAAAGTATGATGTTGTTGCAAACTTTGGAACTTTAAATACAACAAGTAAATTAATGTTATCTGAATATGTAGGCAGAGCTTCAGCAATAACTGCAATCATGTATGACTTATCAGGATTCACTACAAGAATTGAAGCAGAAGACATGATTAATATTCACATATTTAGAATGAATGAAATTGTAAGAATCTTAGAACAAGATGGAGTTCAAGACTTCATGGAGGTAACTTCATGACTATAAATATCCCAAATATTATAGGAAATTCAAAAGTATTTAAATCATCGGAAGAAGATGATGATGTTTTACACTTTGAAGGACCTAGACAAATCCCCTCACAAACAACAAAAGACACAGGATTTTTATCTCCAACAAAAGTTGAATCAGATGACACAATAGGGAATTTAATATGGAATAATGTAACTGATGCACAAGTGGTAGGGAATGAAGAATTCGCAGAAGCAGAAGTAGATAATGATTTTACAGAGTATTTAAGATGTTCAAATTATGGTTTTGCTATTCCTTCAGGAAGTATAATATTAGGGATTGAAGTAAAAATAATAAGATGGGCAAATGGTTCTTCAGGAGGAATCACAGACAACGAAGTTAAAATAGCTAATTCAGATAATAGTTATGGAGATGTGAATAAAGCAAAACTTGGAAATTGGGAAGCAACAAATACACCAAGCATTTATGGAGGACCCGAAGATACATGGGAACTACCACCAGAAGATATTGATATTAGTAGCTTAAACAGCACATTGTTTGGGATAGCACTTAGTGCAAATATAACAGCAGGACCCGGTTTTGATTTAGCATCGGTAGATTGTATTCAAATGAAAATATACTATAAATAAAATGGCACAAGATGTAGGTTCAAGTGGAGCAGGAACAAATGTTCAGGACGACTTTGCAGTAGCACCAGAGAGAACAGAAGGTCCAGATGATTCAAAGGAAACAAGATGGGAGAATACAAACTGGACTGACTGGCTAGGCTACTTTAATCAAGTCCCAGAGTTTAATGCAGTTGTAACTGCTAAAGCAGTTTATACTGTGGGAAAAGGAAGTAAAGAATCAAAGGAACAATTAGATAAGTTTGTTGGATGGGGAAAAGACAACTTCAATGATATATTAAAAAATTGTATTATGACTTATCAAGTAGGAGGAGATTCATTTTGTGAAATAATTAGAGAAGGGGAAGAAATAATTAATATTAAACCTTTAGACCCTGGAAGCATTGTTATTGTAGTAGATGGAAAAGGAATGTTAAAACACTATGAACAAAAATCTAAAGTAGAAGGTAATGACCCTAAAAAAATTTTAATAGAGAATATGTTTCACATGGCAAGAAATAGATTCGCAGACAATATTCACGGAACAGCTTTGACTGAGAAATTAACTAATATAATTCTTTCAAGAAATGAAAGCATGGATGATTACAAACAAGTGCAACATAGATTTGTAAAACCAAGATGGATAATAAGATTAAACACAGACAATCAAGCAAAGATAAATGCAGAGAAAGTTAAATGGGATAGAGCAAATGCAGATGGAGAGAATATGTATATCCCAATGAAAAGTGTAGAAGCAGAACAAATGTCAATAGCAGAAGGCTCAACATTAAATCCTTTAGCATGGCAAGAGTCATTAAATAATAATTTCTATTTAGTAAGTGGAGTGCCTAAAGTTATTTTAGGAGATGCAGGAGGAACTGCAGAAGCAGGAGTTAAAATGGAATACTTCGCTTTTCAGCAAATGATAGAAGAAGAACAATTATTTGTAGAGAGTCAAGTTAAAGATCAACTAGGAATTGAAATTAATTTAGAACCACCTGCAAGTTTGGAAAAAGATTTAAATAAAGATAATTCAAAAGATGGAGAAATGAAAATTAAACAAAGTGAGACAACAGCTTCGCTGGAGGGGAAGAAGTAGTTAGCCTATAAAAGGGCTTCGCCCGGTCCTGGGTTAGTATAATATTAAAATGGAAATAACAGAATTAATAAGCAATGTTGGTTTTCCCATAGCTGCGTTTTTGTTAATGTGGTATTCACACAATACTACTTTAAAGAAATTAACTTTGGCTATTGTAGAATTAAAAGAATGCATGCCTAGAAGGAGAAGGTAAAATCGCAACATACATAAATTTTAAAAGTAGCCCAACTAACGCAGAAATATTTTGGGATGATAGATTTATCGGGAAGACTACATTAAAAAATTTTAAAGTATCTGCAGGTTCATATGATATAAGAATAGAAAAAAGAGGTTATCAAACTGTTATAATTTTAAACTTTAAAATTAAATCTTCAGACTTAGTTAAAAATGTTATTGTGAATTTAAAAGAAAAGGAAGTGGAAAAGAAGGAGCAAGAAGAAGAAGAAGAAGAAGAAGAAGAAGAAACACTAACAACAACAACAACAACAACAGAATTGCCACCTGTAAAATTAGAAGGAGAACAAAAATTTGTTTTCACACCACAAACTGAAGGAGATATTTCTCTATTAAAAAAAATCTTTGAAGCAGTTAAAGCAGAATTAGGAAATACTAAATTAATTCTAGGAAAAGAAGTGCAAATCCCAATCTCTGCAAAAATTGGAGCAGCATTATTAGCATTTGGAGGAACTGGATTATTAACTGGGGCAACTATTGGAGGAGTTGCTGCAACAGGAGTTGCGGGGAGCACTGCATTAAAAGGAGCAACTGCAGTAAGTGGAGTAGATACAATTATGGTCTGGATGGCAAGTGATAATGTTTTAACAGGAACAGCTTTTACATTAAGAAAATTAAGAGAAGCAGTTAAGTCTGGAGCAATAAGTCAATCGTCTGCTTTAGCAGAAGCGAGATTAGTGCAAACATGGATAACATACGCTACTGAATTTGTAGATAATTCAATAGAACTAAATCCAATACTATTACCCTTCGCAAGAATATTAAAAGTGAATGCAGCTAAGGCTCAAAAAGATTATGATCTAGAAGTTAAATTAATTAAAAAAACATTTCCAAAAAAATGAAAGGAGGTATAACAATGGAAGAAACAATCACATATGGGAAAGAACAAGAAAAGAAATCAGAAAAAGATGCAGTTAATGATAATGATAAGGGGAGCAAGTATGAAACAACTCCTGTCATTGAAAGAGCACGCGAGACAGCAGAAAGGTTGGAAGTTGCCAACACCAAAAAAGAAGAACTCCTTAACAGAGAAGAACAAATAATGGCCAAGAAAGCATTAGGCGGAACTACTGAAGCAGGGCAAGGTTCAGAGAAGAAAGAAGAAACTGATAAAGAATACGGAGATAAAGTTTTATCTGGAGAGTTAAATTAAAATGATAGAAGATAAAAAGATAGGTCTCAAAGTTGCTGAGAATAAATACGAAGAAACAGCATTTAAATTAAAGAAGTTAATTGAGAACATGGAGTTTGATATTGAAATTAATCAAGTGCTCTTAGAGTATTTAGAATCCAAAAAGTAAAATGCACGCTGTATTTATTGCTTACGGAAAAAGAAGCGAAGTAGAATTAATGTTCAGAGACATGGAAGCCCAGAAACATTTATTGAGAATGTGGAAAGGTAAAAAGAAACAAGGAATCTATATTCAAGGACAAGTAAGAATACTTCCTTTTGGATTATGGGAATATGTATTCCCAAAAGAAGACATGGATAAAGTATTAACTACACTGGGATGTGCTGGAAATTATAGTAAAATTTTAACAAGTTTTAAATTAGGCTTTGTAAGAAATGCTTTAAAATTAAAGAAGATTCCAGAGTTTGATAACAACAAAAAGTATCTATGGATTAAAGATAATGTTGCAATTATTCCAATAGGAATTAAAGAAGATGTTAATATGACTGAAAAAGATGGATGGGAACATGAAGCGATATAGAGAAAGATTTATAAATAATAAAGTCTTAAGTAATTCATGGCAAACGAAGCAGTATTATTAATCGAGACACATGTCCCTATTCCTTTCACGGTTGCAGACGGCACAGGAATTGAAATGGGAACAATGTTAAAACTTTCTGACCCAGATACAGCAAGTATTTCTGATGGGAGAGGAGACATGGTTGCAGGAATTGCAGCTGCTGAAAAAATAGCTTCTGATGGAGAAACAAAGTTAGCAGTATATAGAGGCGGAATGTTTAGAGTAACAGCTTCTGGAAGTGTGGCAGTTGGTGCAGCTTTAGTTATGTCTGGAGTTAATTCTACTAATGAAGTTGAAACTGCTGCAACAAATGATGAAAGCATAATCGGAATTGCTATGGAAACTGCAACAGACGAACAAACATTTAAAATGGAATTGCGACCTACAGCAATGCAACTAGCATAATGAATCAAGAAGAAGAAAACCACAAAGAAGAAACTACTGAAGAAGATGCTGAGACAGAGGAGAAAGAATAATGGCAGATAAATCAGCACAAGCAGAAATCAGAGGAATAGACATTGATAAATTTCTAAAAGGATTTGCAGACGAAGACAATATTATGAAGAAGCATGTTGTTAATTCTAAGACTAAAGCTAGGGAAATAAGATGGTATCAAAAGACTTCTGGATTTTTAGATTCTACTGATACAACAGGGATTACATTATCACAAGTAAGAACAACACATAAAGCTATGCCAGTTGTTTTAGAACAAAGCTTCACAAGAAATACAAGTTATGTTAAGAAGTTTTTCGCAAGCTCTCCACTATTTATTATTGAAGATTTAAAAGATACTGATGTAGATATTATGGGAACTAACATAAGAGATATTCAAAGAGGAGTGGCTCGTCAAGTAGATCAAAGAATTATTCAAGTAATGACAAACGCGGCAGAGGCTACACCAACAACTCCTTTAACTGCAGCTAACACAGTGCAGACAACTGCAAGTGTTGATGAGTGGGACCAAACAGCTTCAGCTAAACCTATCACAGATATTATGAATGGGGCTCAATTAATTAGAGCACAAGGATATAATCCTAATGGCGGAATGATGGGAATGAATTCAATAGAGCACAAGTTATTATTAACACATTTAATTGAGACTAAGGGTTCAAGTATTCCTGCATGGTCTAGTGAGAAAATTAGAACTGGAGCAGTTATGGAAATACTAGGATGGAACATTATAGTAAGTGAAAACTTTACAACAGACTGGGTAGTTCAATGGATCCCTTCAAGGTCTGTGACATGGAAATCTTTTATGGGAATAACTTCTGCAGTTGTAGATGACCCAGGGATAGGTAAAACAATAAGAGTATGGGAAGAAGGAGAAGCATTATTAACAGACCCAAATTCAGTTCATATTATTTCTAATACAGGGGCTTCCTAATGACAAAAGAAAACGCCCTTAAAGCATACGCACATTACAAAGAAGTTGCTACTGATAAAGAAAAATATAAGATGCCAAATAGATTAAGACAAAATGCAATTAATGCAGTAAAAGATTTAAAAGAAAAAATTAAAAGAAGTTATGGCATTGATGTAGATACAGGAAAACCCCTTACTACTTTAGTTGAAAAAGACGAACCAGTTAAACCAATAAATAAATCTAAGGTGAAAAAATAATGACAAGAGAAGCAAGAGACATTATGGCTTCTGCTATTACTGCTGTATCAAGCACTGACTCTGGAAGTGGTGGAGATGATGCAACATTTGTAACTGCAATAAATGCAATAATTACAGCTTTAGAGAACGAAGGCATCGTAGCAAAGAATTAAATAATCTATTTCTATTAGTATATTATGGCAACACATAAACAAAAAGAAGTTAAAACTAAATGGCCAGTTGTTGAAGGAACTACTGCAAGGACAACTAAGATACAAGGAAGGAAAATTGCATTAGTGCCTGAAGATGGTTCTAATGTTTCTAGGAGAAAGAAAGTTGGTATCAACTAAAAGATTGATCAATCAATTAAAGAAACAACAAGCAGAGCCTAAGAATCCAATAGCTTCAGAAATGTTTTTACCAAATCATTCTGGAATCTCAAGTCACCCAGAAGCACTAGCCAGTTTTGCTCCGTTTGTTCACACTCATTCTAAACTGGTTGGAAGTGATGGAACTCCAGACCCAGCTGTTCAAGTTAATGCTGATGGGAATGTTGGTATTGGTATTACACCAACAGTTAAATTAGATGTTGATGGAAGTATTCAAATTCCGTGGAAATCATATTATGCTTCAAGGCGTGCTAATGGAGGTTCAGTTAATATTTTTAATGTTGATGCAAATGATGACTTAAATATTGGTTCTGAAAATTTAGATGAAGTTATATTTTTTGACGATAGTGGTGAAGTAATGAGATTTGATGGAGCTGGAAAT